ACGGTTCAGGTGAGGGGTATGATTGGTTGGGTTCGTAAACGTAGATTGGTGATGGTGGAGTGATTTTATAGTATGGGGTTTGTTCTTTAATTAAAGTGATTGGTGTGAGTTGTCTGTTCACAAGATTTGCATCTTGTATTTTCTCAATCGTATACCAAGAATCTTTAATCCAAATTTTATCCCTGAGACTGGTTTCATAAACGTCAATCGGTTTAAACCAAAACTTACCTGACAACCTTTTTGATTGTGGTGAGTATAGGTTATCCACGTATGTCTGCCAGAATGAATTGTAGACGTTGAATGGTGTGTATTGTTGGATTTGATTTATTGTGTTACCAAAGAAGTCAAAACTAAAGTCAAAGTTAAGGTCTGATATTACCCCACTGAATTGAGATTCCAACGTTGATAGGTGAGATACACAAGGATAGGTTGTCCACTCCACAGGTGTTCCCCCCGATAGAAGGTAATACGACCCCTGTACTGACTTGAAATTATCCAAGTAACATAATCTATTACCCACCCAAAAGAAAAGGTGTGGGACCGTTGAATACGGTTGTTGTTGTTGGTTGGTCTGTTGGAAGAATTGTGGTATAATAAAGTTCGGACCACCTGTTACTCCCGACGTTGGACATGGACTAAACGGAATCACATATTCTTGTACCCCTGTTAAGATGTTAGAATCTGATGTGAACTTCTCCCTACCAAATACAAAGTCAAATCGTGAGAAGAACTCTCTTGGTAGGTATTCAAATTCTGTTTTCTCATAGGTCCAAAATACGTCCTTTGATAAATCAAAAGATAGAGGTTCTTTTTTAACCTCAGAGTTTAAATCTAATATCTTTGTATAATCTTTTACAGGTCTACTGTTATCATCAAAATACCAATTGTATGGTTCAATCCTAATAATTTGTTCATTCTCATCTTGAATAATAATTAGATTAAACATTGTGATTAACGACTTTAAGAACTCCATACAGTTTATGTTTGGAATACCAAGTTTCATGTCCACCAAGTCTGATACAATCTGTGGTGACTCAAACATATCATATTGAATAAATTGGTCTGTCACCCCTCCTGAAGAGAATGGTTTGATAAGATAAGGATTACCACGACTGATACACGAAGGATTAAAATAGGTGGTCTCGTCTTTGATGAATATCGTCACAATGTCACCCGCTTGTAATGACGCGTTTATAAACAAATTTACAGGGACATCCTCAAAGATTGAACTTGGTGTTATTGTAATCTGTGGTGACTGATAAATTAATGTCTGTCTTGGGTCTTGTATTGAATCTGATTTCCACATCTCTACGACGATGTCAGGACGTAGTATTGCGGTCAAGAAACATGGGTCTTCACCTCTTAGATTAAACCTTATATTAAACCCATAATTTCCCTGATAAGGGACTGTGAAGAAAGGGATAGTAAAGTTTGTGTAATTACCCAAAGGGTCATATCCATTGTTGGTATCAAATAATGGAAGAATGTGGTGTGTATCTTTGTCATAGTCAAATCTTTGTTGTACCATCCCCGTTTTGAAGATGTTCTGATTGGTTATACCCGACACATATTCAATTCCGAATTTTCCATTTTGGAACGTATCCATGTAAATGGATGTAAAATATTCCGAATCAAAAAACTCAGATTCTATTGTGTAAGGTGTTGTTGAAAAAATTCTATCAAGGACTGTCTTAACTTGTATAGCAGGTTTAAAGGCTTGTGGGACAATTGGAAATCCACTTTGGTCAAAAGAGAATGGTTGTCCAAATGAATACTCAAACGTGGGACTTGCTCCTGAACTACTATCACCTTGATAATCCAAACCGTAGTTAATCATAGGGTATAGAATCTTACCCCCAAATAACCCCGATACACCATCGTTAACACACTCCCATGAGGTTGTCACAGATGAGTAGTCATGTTCGTGATTTAAGTCAACATAACTCAAATCCTGTAGTTCCAAGTTCCTAAAATAAGATGTAAAATCTTGAACCTCACCCAACATAAAAATCTCATAGGTACGAGAGTTCAATGTCTCACTAACACTGTTGAGTCTTAATACCCCTTGGAATATATCTGTACCTCTGTATTGAACCACACAGTTCACTTTTTGTAGTGGATTGAAATCTGTTCCGTTTACCTCAAAATAGTGTTCAAATACTTTTGCATTGTTACTTGTATCGGGAACCTGAAATGTTCTTGAATACGGTACTCTACGTTCTGTAAGATTTGTTAAATCCTGTTGTTGGATTGTAAGAGTAATTGGAATATCCTCAAACAGGTCAACACGTTCCCAAGTGACTTGGTTTATTTTTACAAGTAAAATAGTATCCATTATTTTCCTAACAATTTAATATTATTGGAATACACATATTGTAACTCCAAATTGTATATGGTTCTGTTACCTTGAATTTTTCTTTCAAACTCAGTGTTTATAATATTAACGGGGTATAAACCTCCATTGGTTTGGATTTCGTATACAAGGTTTGATGTATAAAGTTCTTCAAGAAATTCGAATTGTGGTTGGTTTATAAAGCCACTGTTCACGATTACGGTCTGAACCATATAAACCTCCGAGTCATTTAATCCTCTTGAGTATTGGGTCTTCTGTGGGTCAGGTGAACCCCAATCTATATTCCAAGATTGGAAGGTCTGACGATTGATTGCCATCCCCTCATAACGGTTAAACTTAAACGTTGAGTAGTCGTAAAATCCGTAACGGTTTAAGAACATCAGCTGTAGATGTTGATTCGATGACCTCGAACAATTCGGTACCACGTTGAACTGAAACAATTCAGACACGGGTGTATATTCAACACAGTTTCCTTCTGTGTATCCTGTTGGGTTTGGTTGTGGAATTAATGCCATAATTTTAATTTATTAACAAGGACCTCCAATTACACATACAAGAGTAACTCCTGAACCTGTTGAATTATAGATTGAACCTGAACTTAAGAAGTCATTTGTAAACGGATTGGTTAATGACGAATTTTCATAGATTTCTGTGGATGGGTCAGTGATATCCGTAACAGAACAATTTGTGTAAACGGTTATACTTGAACCACCTGAACAAGTACAAATACCACCTGAACATGTTGACTCACAAGTTGTGATATTCCATGATATGAAACAGCCGGGTGTTAAACTTGGGGTAGGAGTCTGAGTTGGTGTTTTTGTTTGAGTTGGTGTTGGAGATGAAGGAACACAAGGTCCTAAATCTGATACGGTAGAAACTTCTGTTTCAACGGTTCCTTCACAAGCACAAACTGTAGTTGCTGAATTAGCTAATAATTCATAAGTGATTGGTGCTCCAAAACAGTTAATGTATTGGATGAAATCACTTTCTAAAGTATCGTTCGTTACAAGGTATTCTTCACAAACACAAGGTCCTGGCGAAGTAGTTGGAGTTGGAGTAGGAGTAGGAGTTGGGAAACATGGTCCACCTGTGGTAATATCCAATGCAACTTCCACAGTAGGGAACGTACAAGAACAGACACTATATGAGAATCCTGGCGTACAGAATATATTTTGTTCCAATCCTGAAAAACAGTTTGTAATCGTAACCTGAACTATAGATTCACCTGTTACCGTAAATGAATATTCGGTACACCCTGAACAAGGTCCCGGCGAAGGTGAAGGAGTTGGAGTCGGAGTTAAGAACTGAGTTGGTGTTGGGGTTGGAGATGGTTGGATTGGTTCTGTTGAACCTGTGAAATTACCAAACAACTGAACCGTATATGTAACACAGTTCTCAGGGAATCCTGAAATATTCATCGGTCCACATCCCACATAAAGTGTGTTGAACTCTGTCTGACCCGATACAGGGTCAATCAAATAATATTGTTGATACACGTCATTACAATCACCTCTTGGACCTCCACCATTACCGAGGATGTTATCGTACGTGTGTGAGGTTATAATTGACCCTTGGTCATCATAGTAAACGTATTTGACGTAGTATGGTTGAGAGAACCCTGAGGTCTGTCCTGACCATAGATAGTTGTTTGTAAATCCGAGTGTGTAATATTCCGTTTCCGCGATGTCTTGTATTCGAGGTGAGTTGGTTAAAAATAATCCACTCGTTGTTGGGTAAACACCCTGTGGTGTTCCTGATAATACGAATGGACCGATATTAAAATCCTGTTGGGTTGCTCTACCGTTAACCCCCATCGTAGAACGGAATACTTTATACACATCAGATTCAAATGATGGAGGACCTGATTGGTTACCGTTCCCTGTGAATCCTGTTACGGGTGATATTTCAGAACTTGCGTATTCGTATCCACAACGTATCTTGTAGTTAATCACCTGTTCGTTTGCAGGTCTTGAGAACGGGAATGTCGTGTGTGTATAAATCGGTGTTCCACTCCAATATGAGATTGGTAAGGAGTCTGTATAGGTCTCCAAGATTTGTTGTAAATCTATAATCCCCACACCAAATGGATTGGGTGAACATTTACCTTGGAATACATAGGTATCATCAACATACAAATCATAGATGTATCGATACTTAAATGTGGTTAAAGGGTCATAACTATTCCCTGATAATGTAAAATAAATCCCATCAGATAAGACGGGTTGAAATTCAAATGGTGTGTTTGTAAAAATTAAACTCATGTGAGTAATTGTAGTGATTTAAAGATTATTCTTTTTTCTTCCATAAGTTCGGTAAGGAAATCCGCTGCCCATTGACCCAAATCTTCCGTTACTTGTGGGAGAACACTTTTGATACCTTTTTGGACAAATTCTGTTTTATAGATACCGTAGTATCCGATTGAACTTTGTAACATAAAACCCCTCTGTAGATTGGTCATGAAACGTCCTCTATCATCTCTGAATTGTGGAAGACCACGTTGGAGTGCCCATACCATGATTTCTTCTAATGGTGGATATTTAAGGGACTTCATTTGTTTCTTACCTCTACGTCCTTGGTCAACCCATCTCCAATAATATGCTGCTCCAAAATCAATGACCATCTGTAGATTACCCTCAGGAGTTTCCTTGTAGTAAACATTTACAGATTTATACAATCGACTTGTATTTCTACGGTTAGAAGAAGGGTTTGGGTATTTTCCACTAACGGGTTTTAACTGACCATCATATCCCTTTGAAGGGTAAGTCAACTCAAGTTGTTTTTGAATACCACTTTTGATGATATTGGAAATCTTGGTCAGGTCTTCTGTATTGGTAAAAATCATAAAATTATGATGGAGTTACTGTGGGAGTTATTGTTGGAGTTGGAGTTGGGGTTTGAGTTGCGGTGACACTTGGAGTTGGTGATAGATAATAATCACATGCGTTGATGTCTTCGAATACGACCAATGATACGTCTAACGCTACCCCTGCTACGTGGTCACCCATACGTTCCATATAGGGTAATGCAGATACAGGAAGTGTTAAGTCCAAATTGTTATACAACTCAGGAAATGTCTGAATCCCTCTTTTTACATAGGAAACGAAACGACGTGCTTCTAAAGACATATCGGATACCGCGTCTTTTTCGTTGTCTAATGTTGTATCAAGAATATCAGCAAACAACATGGTCAACTGATAGGTTGTTGTGTTCTCATCGTAAAGAATTGTCTGAGGGACACAAAACAGGTAAGGGTAATTTACAGTCTGACCACTAATGGTTCTTGAAAAATCCACCAAGTTACCATATCCAAAACTATTAAGGATTGGGGATTGTTCTTGGAAATCCTGTACCAAGTCCAAGACGGTATGAAAAGTTATGTATTCGTTCATCGTTTTTTCATTTCTGACTCCATTTTTTTGAGTTCATTTTTTTCTTTAATTATTCTGTCCTTTATAAGTGAAGCGGTGTTCAAACATAAATATACATTTAACTCGTTCAGTCGGTCGAACTTAGTGATGTCTTGTCCACAAAGTTGGTAAGTAAGTTCGAAGTAATATCTTGCGGTGGCTTCGGAAGGAGGAATGATGGGAGTATCCTCCTCAACGGTTGAATCTTTTTCTCTATCCACATCTTCAACTCCAAAGAGTTCTTTATATTGTTTAAGAACTCGTGACTTATGGACAAAAAAAAACTACTACATCCAAACCAATATGTGATAGGTAGTTGTTTGAATATCTCTGCACGTTCTAAGACCTTATCTCCATCATAGTTTTCTAATTTATAGGTCTTACCCTTATCCATAATAATTGGACGGTATAGAAGAGACATTAGGATATGAATATTATCATTGATTTTATCCTGTTGAGAGAATACTTCCATGTCAACCCATTGTCCCCATTTCATGTTCCCCCAATCGTTCTCAAATCCATAGGTTACCCCATCGTGGAAAAACGTTAATACAATGTCAGTTTTTGTTTCTGTCATCATTGGTGTCAGTAATGACTCCACAAATTTGATTTGGTCAAACGGTAATCCCTTTAACTCTGATGTGGTTAAGTCCAAATACAGTGATAACAACTCTGTATGGTCTTTGTATTTATTTGGGTTCTTAACAATCTTCTGATATTTCTCGATTGTAAGGTGGGGTTCGACGGTGATGGTTTTATCATCAAGTTTAATTTCAATCATACTATTACAAATTTTCTCTTCTTTTGGTTTATCTTCATTTCAAGGACATAGCGGATAGCATCAATCGTGTGATTAAATTTATCCACTGGTTCATCCAAGTTTTTCAACTCCTTATCTTGTTTCCAAACATACTGTTGTAATTCATTTTGAAGGTTTACACTACGTGAGGTGATATGGAAGTTATGTCTTTTTATCAGGTCAATCCCGTGAAGGATGGAACCTTTGACTACAGGTTTACAATTTATACCGTTTCTTTTGAGCTCCTCGATGGATTGTGGCGATGAGGAATCCGCAATGAAATCGTCCTTTAGATTCAACCCTAAATCCTTTACTCTGTAAATGAAATCAGGGATGGTCACATGACGTAGGTATAACAATTCGTCACAATAAATATTGTCTTCAAACTGATAGACCCCAATCAATACAGATGGGTCAGACCAACCCCAGTCAATACCATATCCTAACAGAGTTGAGTTCTTGGGTATCTCATCGATTATCTGTTGATGGTTAAATACAACCCTCGTAGGTACACCCTTGAGACCAAGACCAAAGACCCTCCACATGTTGGTGTCCTTTTCCCTTAACTTCTCAATCTCATTTATTTGAACCTTCGATAGGAATGGATTATCCTTGTATGTTACAATGGTGTAAAATACATCATCTCTTTTTTCAAGTTCATATATCCATGAGTTCCACAATGATGGGTTTAAATCCAATACCACTCTGTCTGATGTTCTCAAGATAAGTTGGATGAACTCTTCCTCTGACAGTTCTGTTGATTCGTTGATGAACAGGTAGTCTCGTTTTCTACCACGTAGTTTTGTCTCATCGTCTACAGAGAACCATTCTATCATGTTTGTACCGAGTTCATAGTAACCATCCACGGAATGCCATTTATCGGGGTCATAGACATTGAACTTAATCAGGATTTCTTTCAGGTCACGAAGGACCGAACCCTTCAACGCAGGTAACGTTTTTCTGACCACAGAGAGAGTTTTGTTATCCTCCTGTAGTAATTTGTATACCCAATAGATTAGGATGTTGTAGGTCTTGGAAGCTCTCGAACTTCCTTGGAATACACAAATCCTTTTATCTGTTGTTATAAGGTCTTCAAAAACTCTTGTGGTTTGGATTTTCATCCCTGTCCCCTATATTTTTTTTTGTAGTTACGTGATGACTTATGATTGGAGGATTTGGTTTTTGAATGAACACCAGTTCTTGAGATTTTTGATTTAACAATCTTGGTGGATACCGAATTACTCTTCTTCATTATTCTACGTCATCTACAGTTCCTCTAATAATCTCCACTTGGATTTTATTATCTGAGGTTAGTTTATCCCCTTGGGTTGTAACGTCAAGTGATTTTTCATCTCTCCAATGGTCTTTGAATTTGTTTTTCACTATGATGGTCCATAGACGTGAATTGAAGGATTTACCCCCATCGGTAGACATCGATTCGTGTGCAAGATTATACCACCATTCTTCACAGTGTTTTTGGTATTCATTGAACGCTTCTAAATACTTTACATTTCTCTTTAATAAGTTCCTGTGACTCTCCCATGAAATACCTAAGGTCTGTAGGAATCTTGTGATGTGGTGACCGTTTCTCCCTGCGTCTATAATGATTTTATACCACTCAGGGTCCATTGTATATTCCAATCTTGGTCTACCACCTTTGTTAGGTGAATTTTGATTTCCCATGTTGTTATGATTTATATTGTTGATGTGCTTGGGTGATGTAATATATCGCGTTATCCAAGGTAGGTTTTACCTTTTGATTTGGATATAAACTCATGTACACCTTTATTATGTCTTCTTTATCAAAATCTGTATATTCTTCCACAGTTTTTTTACTGATGATTTCTAAATACATATCTGACGCTAATTTCAGATGGTCATTTGACTTTAAGTTATTTAACGGTTTTGGTTTTTTACCACAATTGCATCCCATAATTTTACGTTTTGTATACTCATAAATATACGAATAAACCTATGAGAATAAAGAAAAAACCCCCACCTTTTGGGTGAGGGTCTTGAGTAGGTAGTTACAGAATCACAACAAACAACCTACCTACCATTATCTTCTACAAAGTCCATTGATAGTTCATTATCAACGAAGTATTCAAACTCTTCTTTTATACTGTCCTCATCGGGGATAATTCCATAAACAGGATGTTCACGCCAATAGATTGGTTGAATAATATACCTTCCAACTTGATAGGTTTGGAACCCTACACGAGTGTTATCCAACTTGATAAGGAGTTGTTCTAAGGTCAAAAGTTCTTCTTGTGTCATGTCTTTTTTTTTAGATGATATTCTCCAACGTTTCTTTCAGTGACTGTGGTAATTCATACTCCCACATCATATCCCTTACCGATTCGAATTTACGGATAGGTATTGGTGATTGTGGGTCAGTCCATACAATCTTACCGTCCTTCTTGTAAATCCTATGGATACCTATACCCATACCATACCAATCCAATCTCAAAACCACTTGAGTGATTTGTCCTTGTTCATTCTGAATAATGTTCTGTCCGAGAATCTTCGGTTCTTTGAATTTAACTGTTATCGTTTTCATGGTCTTATTTTATTAGTGGGTCAAAGATACATCAAAGTTTTGGATTACACAAACATCCTTTAGATACAATTTCAGTTTCTGATAAAAACTTTGAACCTAATTCCCCATCATCATCAAAAAAAACAAAATAATCTTTTCCTTTTGGGTCTTCATAGTATTGGTTCATAATCTTCAAGACCAAGTCCGTGTTCGGCATACATCCATATTTCACAAATACAACCTTAACTATAAGGTCAATAATGTCTGTCTCTTTTTCAATTTTGATACTATCTATTGTGGTTTTAATTACTGTGTGTGTCATAGTCAGTTTTGTTTTTAGTGGGTCAAAGATACATCAAAGATTTGGATTACACAACTGTGTGATAAGGACTTTTCAACAATTCTTTGAGGTCTCCTTCATAAACTTCAAATGGATAACCTACCATTTCAATCAATTCTTCAACTGATTCACAGTTCTCAAGGTCATCAGGATTTAAACTATCCTCATCATCTTCATCATACATCCCGTCAAGATATTCAAATCTTCCTGATTCAAGTGCTTCATCAACAGAACCCCAAGAATAAACTCGGTCAATTCCGTCATTCATATATCCTTCAATTACTATTGTATTGTTTTCCATGTCTGTGTATTATTCTTCGTCTTCGGTTTCAAATTCAATGTTAATTGAATAACCACCATCAACTCGTTCCATCTCAACTTCGTCATACAATTCTGTCATAAAATTCCAAAGGAGGTCTGCTTTTTCAGATTGAGTTAGGTTGGGGGTTATATTAAATGTTTTCATGTCTGTCTGTCTGTTTTTAAGTTAGGGTTCAAAGGTATTCTAAAGTTTTGGATTACACAAGTTTTATTTCACGAATCTTAAACCAAGTTCCACGGTTCAAATTACAGTTTAGAACCACAGAGACCTTGATGGTCTTATCCTTGGTTTTGTAGTTGAACCAAGAGACACCGTCTTCACTCTCAATGTATGATTTTGAGATACGTCCCAAGTCAGTTCCCTCTTTGATAACCTTTTTCAAAACCACCATGATTTTGTCTTTGAAAATCTCTCTACCACCTTCTTCAAAGGTTTGGATGAGACTCCACGTATTGTGAACCTTGAATGAGGTTCCCGTCTTTTTTAATAGTGTTTCCATAGTTCTACAAAGTAAGGTGTTTTAAACGAGACCACCAAACGTTTTGTAAAATTTTTTTAGTCTTGATATTCTACAGGGATTTTGTCTACAGGTAGGAAAGTCCAATCGTAATCTTCAATCTCCACACCATTGGGGTCGAAGTAACCGTCGAGGTCATCGTTATACTTGAGGAATACAAACTCACCGTTGTCATCTTCAATGACAGGAACCTGTAAGGTCTTAACGATACCCTCTTCTTTGGTTTGAGAATCGTAGGTCCATATCTGACCACCGTCACCACCTTCGTATTGTACTTCAACTTTCCAATCAACGTCTTGGTACAAATCCGTTAGGACATCCAACCATTGTAATGGTTCACACCAAGGACTTATAAATTCAAACTCGAGTGTGTCTGACTCATCAGTGTTGATACTCAAGCCACTTCCATTCCACTTACAACCCCAATTACGGACGTTCCAATTATACCAATCAACTGATTTGTATTTGATGAACCGTTCTTTGAGAAGGTTAAATTTCTCCTCGGTCACAACGTTACCTTCAGGTAGTTCTTTCATTAATTCGTTGTAGTCAAGTTTGTCGGGTGACTTATCAAAGTAATCCTGACACTTCATTTCATCGTAACCTGATTCGGTATTTTCAAGTTCTTCAGGTTTCGGAATAAGAATTCCGAAGTCGATGATTGTTTCACCATCTTCAACAGTGAAGATAGATTGTTTGATTTTCTCAAGGGTTTCTTGTGACCCTTTGATGGTTACGATGTTTGTTGTCCAGTTTGGCATGATTCTTATTTTGTTTGTTAAATGTGGGTACAAAGTAAGGTGTTTTGAACGAGACCACCAAACGTTTTGTAAAATTTTTTTAATTAAAAGTGAAAGTTGATTGGGTTGTGTGTTCGTAAGAGAAGTCGAGAGTGGTGATGAAATCATC